CGAGACCCCGGATGACCCGATCGCACCGATCCTGTTCGGCCTCTACAAGTCGCTGTTCGAAGACGACGGCACCATCAAGAAGGGCGTCGACGCGACGAGCGCGCAGGGGCTGTTCAACAAGGCCTACACCGAAGGACTGACGGTGCTCGACCAGAGCATCGAAGCCGCGGTCGCGGCCACCGCGGTCGAATTCGAGAAGGCCGGCGGTAAGAAACGCGAGGTTATCGCTTCCCTGGACAACGACCACGATGGGGACAACGACGAGGACTGCGAAGACATGGAAAAGCTGCTCAAGGGCATGGGCGTCGCGCCGGCGGTGATCACCCGCATCGCGAAGCTCCAGGCGACGGTCGAGGCTCTGGAGGCCAAGGACGCCCTGCAGGGGTTCCAGAAGCAGGCCGTCGAGATTGGGGAGAGCGAGGCGTTCGGTGCCGAGCTGCTCCAGCTGCATCAGGCCAGCCCGAAGCTGGCCGAGGCGATCACCAAGCGCCTGAAGGCGAAGAACGCCTTGCTCGCGAAGAGCAACGTCTGGTCCACCGAGATCGGCGCCGGCGACGGCAACGGGGGCAACGAGGTGGGTATCGCCAAGCTCAACGCTCTCGCCCACGAACTCGTTTCGAAGGGCGAGAAGGACGCGAAGGGCAAGCCGATGACGTTCGCTAAGGCCTTCGCCGAAGTCTGCACCCGGCACCCGGATATCTACGCGGAGTTCCGCGCGGAGGAAGAGCGCAAGCGGCGCTAAGCCTTTATAACGGAACCCCGTAGCCTTTACAAACGGAGATCACCATGGCCGAGACCGCCTACTCTGGCGAAACCCCGATGAAGTCCTCGCAGCTTGCCGCTGCGGACCTTTCTTCGGACCAATTCAAAGCCGTCACCGTCGGCACCACGGGCGTGAGCCTGGTGGCTTCGCAGGGCGCTGGCCAGATCAAGGTGCTGACCAACAAGCCGATCCTCGGCCAGGCCTGCAACCTCGTCGATCTTGGCGAGACCAAGCTGGTCGCCGGCGCAGCGGTCGCCAAGGGCGCCTTGCTGATGACGGACAGTTCGGCTCGCTTCATCACCTACGTCAACAACGGCGTCAACGTCCCGGTCGGCGAATGCCGCGTCCCGGCGAGCGTCGCTGGTGACGTCTTCACCGGCTTGATCTGGCCGACGCCGGCCGCCGGCGGAGCAACCGAAGGCGCGATCGCTGACGGTCTGACGGCTGCGGCCGATGGCCTGATCACCGACGCCGTTCAGCTCGTCAACGGCTGGAACCGCCTCTCGACGGTTGCCGGCTCGGCGGATAGCGCGATCCTTCCGCTCGGTGCGCCGGGCATGGAAGTTGTAGTCATCAACGACGGCGCCGCCGCTGCGCAGATTTTTGCGAGTGGCTCGGATACGATCGACGCCGTCAACGGTCAATCGACCGGTGTCCCGTTGACCAATGCTAAGCGGGCAATCTTCTACTGCCTGACCGCCGGCCGCTGGCAGTCCCTGATGGGCATCAAGTCGGCGTAACATGACCCCGCGCGCCGGGTAGGCGCGCAAACGCGGAGGTAGGCCCGACCCCTGTCTCCAAGGCGAAATTAGCTCCTCACTTGAGGGGCGTGTCTTGGAACGGAGAGCGGTGCTATGCCGTATCAACCTGACGTACGCGACGTCCATATTGACGCGGCGCTGACTAACTTCAGCATCGCGTACATGCAGGACGCTACGGACTTCGTCTCGGATCAAGTGTTTCCGTGCGTGCCCGTGCAGCACAAGAGCGACAAGTATTTCGTCTTCGGGAAAGACGTCTTCATGCGCCGCGGCGGCCGCATTACGCCGTTCGGCCAGGAAGCGCCCCGCGGCGGGTTCGGTATCTCGAACGACAACTACAGCACCGACACGTGGCGCTGGGCGTTCGATCTGCTCCCCGACGTCAAGGCGAACTCCGATCCTGGCATCAACATGGACCAGGCGGCCTCGAATTTCGTGATGAACGGCCTCATGGTCGAGCGCGAAATCCAGTGGGTCAACGCCTTCTTCACTACGGGCAAGTGGGATACGGACAAGACCGGCGGAGTGGACTTCGCGCAGTGGGATGACCCCGCAAACAGCGATCCAATCGCCGACATGGCCGCGGCCCGCATCAAGATCAAGCAGTCGACCGGTTTCATGCCGAACACATGGACCGTCGGCTTCCAGGTCCACGAGGCCCTGAAACGTCACCCGCTCGTCGTCGACCGCTTCAAGTACACGTCGAGCGACAGCATCACGCACGATATGATCGCCCGCTTGTTCGAGGTCGATCGGTATCTCGTGGCCTCCGCGGTCAACGCGACCAACCAGGAAGGCCAGGCGATCACGACCGATTTCATCATGGGCAAGCACGCGCTCCTGACCTATTCCGCCCCGGCGCCGAGCCTCATGGCCCACTCGGCAGGCTACACCTTCGTGTGGTCGGGGTTGACCGGGCTCAACAACCTGGGCGTCGCCACCTTCCGCTACCCTCTGCCCCAGTTGGGCGTGACCGAGGCGGGTGTCGTCGAACGCATCGAGGGACAATATGCCTATACCCACAAGCTCACCGGGACCGACCTCGGATACTTCTGGAGCGGTGCGGTCTCTGCGTAACCTCTTCACGGGAGAGCGGTCAAGGTACGCCTTGGCCTCTCTCCCGAAGGGGGAAATCGGCTCCTACGGCGCGGTCCTTCTCAAGCCGTGGAAGCCTCTCGCCGGCGATTGGCGCGTAGGGGAGACGGTGCCCGTTGGCACGTTGATCCCAGGCGAAGTCGTCCAGACCTGGCCCCTGCCGAACCGGATGGCGATGGAGCGCACGAACTTCGTGACGTTCTTCCAGAGCCCCGAAGAGGCGGAGGAAGCCTTCGCCCGCGCTCCGGCAGTGCAGGCTCGGGCGCAGGAGAACCCTCGCCGCGTGGCCCTCGAAGCCGACGCAGCGAAGACGCAGGCACGGCGGGATAGCCTGGCCCGCGCGCGCGCCGCAAAGGCGCAGAAGCGCGCCGAGGCGTTGAACGCAGAACACGTGGGCGCTCCGGCGTCCGCATAAACGGAGAAGAGCCATGGCCGTCGGCATCATGCAGCGCTTTCTCGGCGCGATCAAGACCAACCTGCACCTCCACGACACCGTTTCGGACGTCGCGGCCGCTGGGTCGACCAACGCCGACGCGACCAAGATCACGCACGAAGTCACCGAGATCAGCACCTGCACCACAGGTATGGGTGTCCTGCTGCTCCCGGCCGTGGTCGGCATGCGTTTCACGATCTTCAACAACGGGGCCGGCATTTGCACGGTTTATGGGTCGGGCACCGACACCATCGACGGTGTCAACGGCCAGACGACCGGCGTCCCTCTCACCAACGCGAAGCGCGCCCACTTCTATTGTGTCGAAGCCGGCGAATGGATCAGCGCGCAGCTGGGCGTCGTCAGCGCGTAACCCAAGGGGGCCTACATGGCTGCGCTTCCCAGCATCGGGCAGATCGCTCCGCCGTCCAAATTCCAGACGCTCACTAAGAGCAACGCCACCGTCTACTTGCCGCCTCTCCGCATGATCTATGTCGGCGGGACCGGCGACGTGGCGGTGATGGGCGAAGACGACACGGTCGCCGTGGTCTTCGTAGGGGTGCCAGTCGGCACCGTGCTCGTAGGCCTCTTCAAACAGGTCATGTCCACCGGGACGACGGCCACCAACCTGATAGGTGGAAATTGATCAACCTCGCTCTGGCCAATGAGCTAGGGCGAGGGGAGCCCGGCTCCGGAAGTCACGTCCCCAACCGCGGCATGTGGAATGCCGCGACGGCCACTGCGGCGCCGGCGGTTTCTTCCCTGACCTGGCCGCCTGCGCGCACCGAGGCCGCTACAGCGGCGGCGGCAGTAGCCGCGGTGTTCACGCCATGACCACGACCTACCTCCCTTCTGCTTTGGCCACGAGCCCCAAGGACCAAATCCGCATGTATCTCGGCGACACCGACATGGTGAGCCCCGAGATGCAGGACGAGGAGATCATGTGGGCTTACTCCTTGCGTGGTAACACGTGGGGGGCGACGGCCCTGTGCGCGCTCGCGCTGGCCGCCAAATACAGCAGGCTCACCTCGATCAGCGCCGACGGCGTCAGCCAGGGGCTGAACCAGAAGGCACCGGCGTTCGAGAAGATCGCCGCGGAGTACCAGCACAAGGAAGCCATCTACGGCGCCACGGCTTATGCCGGCGGCCTGACGATCGCCGAAATGCTGAACGTCGCCCTCGATCAGAGCCGCGTGCCTGACGTCTTCCGGATCGGCATGAACGACAACCCGCCCGTCATTGTCCCGATCCCACTCGGGGGGCAAGAGAACGGGATCGATGACATTGTGCTATGATCGTCGAGACCGAACTGGCGTATGGGCTTCGCCAGATGATCGCGGAGCAGGGCGCGTCTATCGTGTACCGGCAGCGCACGACGCTGCCCGGCGCCAACCCGGCGCCTAACCCGCCCACCTTCATCAACCTGGTGCTCGACGGCGCTACGAGCGCGGGCGCCGGCACGGTCAACCTCAAGGCAGACATCTTCACCGGCCGGCTGATCGTCGGCGATATCCTGGTGTTCGATGGCGATCCGACCGAGTACACCGTCACGAGCGAGGCAATCTCGTCGACCACGTCGAATGACTTGGCGGCGGTCCCGATAACCCCCACCCTAGTCGGCGATTTGGATGACCTCACGTCTGTGACGGTGACATACATCGCCGACACTTCCCTCCAGGCGCTGGTGACGAATACGCCGGATCAGCTGATCAACGGCACGGCGATCGTTGCTTCCGGTCATCGCGTACGGTTCCTGTCCGCGGATTTGACCGGCGCCGTTACGATCGGTGACGAAGTCCTCCTGCCTGGTGGCATCACCGAGGAAGTGACGAAACCGTCGCGCATGGAGAACCAGGGAGTGCAATACGGGTGGACCCTTCAGACGGGAGCGTAGACGACAATGACGGCCTGCTGACGGGTTCGACCGACGAACGTCAGCAGAAACTCGACGAGATCATCCTGATAGCTGTAGACGAGGCCCTTATAGGGGGCTCCTTCAGCGGGCAGGAGGTCCTTGATGCCCTGCTTCGCCGAGCCCATGTGCTCCGGCAGGAGATAGGCGGAGCGAAGGTAGATTGGACAACTTCGAAATTGATATCACCCGGTGGGTCAACAAAGCCAAGGGCAAGCTCGATGCCGCCCCCGCCGCGATTGTATACGCGCTGCTGGAACGGCTTCAAGAGCTTACTCCGGTGGTGACGGGAACTCTGCGCGCCGGGTGGCAGGCGATCAAGGACAGCGATACTCGCTGGAGCATCGTCAATAACGTGGTCTACGCCGCGCGCGTCAACTTCGGCTTCGTCGGCCAGGACAGCCTCGGCAGGACCTACGATCAGCGCGGACACCACATGGTCGAGCAAGTCATCCTCGAAGCGCCACAAATTGCGCAGAAAGCGATCGGCAGGCTATGAGCCAAGCGTCTATTTTCGCGGCGATCGACACGCAGCTTGCGACGCTGAGCTTCCCCTCGGGGAATATCGCGTTCCTCAATGTCACCTATCGACCGCAGGCGAATATCCCTTATGTTACAAGCACCATGGCGGCGATTACTCGCACGCCGATGACCCTCGGGGTCGATCGAACGATCCTCCCAAACGGCGGGTACATGGCCGAATGGAAGGGGATATACGCGGTGACGGCCGTTTGGCCGGAAGACGCCGGCCTCGATGGCTGCAGTCAGATGGTGGGCAACATCTTGAGCCTGTTTCCCCGAGGCACCACATTGATAAGTAGTGACGGGCTGCACGTTGTGTTCGACGCGCCTAGCCCTATGCCTATCCGAGTTGAGAGCGCCTGGGCGCGAGGCCCGGTGCATTGTCCTTGGTTCTGTTTTGAGGCATCTTGATGAAGCTCTTCAGCGTGTTGCGCAAGGTCTGTTTCGGTGAGGGCCGCGATCGCCGTGAGTACGGGATCGGAGAGGTCGTATCCGAGGCAGAGGCCAAGCTGGAGGACCTCGTCAAAGCCGTGACGCGCGGGCATATCGAGCCGGTAGAGCCTGCGCCTGCGCCTGCGCCTGCGCCCGCACCCGCGCCGCCTGTAAAAGCTGCCGACCCAGCTCCG